GCGCTCGGCCTTCAGCATCAACTGAGTGGCGAACAGGGCGTCGTACTCGATGCGCTCGCAGTACAGTTCGTCCGTGTTCTTGTTGACGCCAAGATACAGCGCCCGCGTCAGGCCCTGACAGTGCAGGTAGGTCTGAACCTGGGCGAAGTGTTCCGGCTTGCCCTCGCGAACGCAGCCCGCCTTGAGCAGCGCCTTGAACGCGCGGTCGTTCATGCTCTTGGCCTCAAAGACGTGCATGGTCTTCGGTGCCTCGGGCACGCCCATCACCTTGCCGTCGGTGCGGCCGGATGCGTGGCCGCCTGCGAACACGATGCGCCATTGCTCGCCCGTCTCAGGGTCGAGGTCAGAGACGATCATGCCGGCGTCGCGGAGCCGCTGAACGAGGCGGGTTTCCCAGTGCTCGCCGGTCTCAAAGATCGAGAGCTTCTGGGCGTCAAAAATCTCAGCCGGGAACAGCCAGCGGAACTTGTCCCACTGTTGCCGCTCGCAGCCACCCAGTCCCGACGCGGCAAGGCGCGGGTGCTGGTCACGGCGCTGTTTGCTTTCCAGCGCGGCGAAGATCGCGCGGGCGGTTGCGGGGATGGTGACAGGGAGCGCGGTCATTCCGGCCGCTCCTGTTCGCGCTCATCATCCTCGCGCGCCGCCACCTCGGACGGAGTCATGTCGCCATGCTCCGACCAGTGATCGTCGGCCTCGTCCTCAGTCATCTCGCGGGTCATCAAACCGCCTCGCCATGAAACGCGCGGTCCAGCAGGCGCTGTGCCTGCGTGATCTCGAGGCGGGCGGCGACGGCATATCCGCCTTGGAACTCGACCGCGGCTTGGCGGACGATGTCGGCAACCTGGGTGAGCAGGTCGATCTGGGGTTGATAGGGCTGGATGCGGGCCGCGAGATCGGCGGCGTAGTCGGTGGCGTTCATCTGGCCATCGACAGGGCGCAGTTGTTCGGTCATCGTCAGGGGCTCCTGCGATGCTGTTGCAAGACAGCAGGTTGGAAGGGTCTGCGGGCGGGTATGGTTTGCGGCTACGCCCGCCCGCAGATGTTCAGGTTAGGCAGCCTTCTTGCCCCACGGGGTCGAGGCTGTGGCCGGAGCGGTCTGCGTGGTTGCGGGTCCGGCGGAACCGACCGCCTTGTAGCCCTTGACCTGATTGCTCTCGCCGTACTCACCCTTCGCCGGCTGGATCGCGACGGTGATCTCGCACGGCTTGAAGTGCAGGCTCTCGCTGTTCGACAGGACGCCCGTGTGGCCGACGGCCGCACAGATGCGCTTGAGCGAACGCTCGGCGATGGACTGGGCGTCGGGGTTGGAGTTGATGATGTTCAGGTTCTCCCAGACCCGACGCTTGGCCTTGGGTCCGTCGATGATCTCCCAGGTCAGGCGGAGCATCTTGCCGCCCGTGCGGGTGTCGGCGAGCGAGGACTCGATGATCTGGGCGACGTAGTTGCCGGCCTCGAGGATCTCGCGATCATCGGTGACGGCATCGGGGTTGAATGAGCCGAGTTCGGCCATGTGTCAGTTCTCCGTTTGAAGCTAGGCCGCCTGAGCGGCGGGTTGACCGGCGGATGCCGATTGCGGGAAGAAGGGAGCCAGCGCGGCGAAGCCCTGCCCCCGCTGGTAGATGATGCGCGCCGGCATGTTGTACCGATTGCCAGCGGTGAACGCGGGCTTGCCCTCGGTGTAGATCCAGCGCGTGTCGCCGCCGTCAGCACGGGCGCGTTCGCCCTTGCCCTCGGTCTTGATGGTGACGTCCTTCTTGACCAGCAGGATGGCGTCGACCTCGCGCTTCAGCAGCGCCTCAGCCCGCTTGTGCAGGTCGATGTCGTAGCGGCTGTACGACTGGGTCTCGGGGTCATCAAAGCGGCTGATAATCGCGTGACCGACCAGCACGACAGCCATGCCGCGCTCGTTGCGCAGGTAGTTCAGGCCGTCGAGCACCTGGAGCCAGAGATTGTCTGCCTCGATGTAGCCCTTGCCGTAGCCGCCGCCTGCCAGCTCGATCGTCTTCACGTTCGAGTCGCGGCAGACCTTGTCCCAGACCAGTTTCTGCAGGGCCGAGACGCTGTCCAGCACGACAGTTTGGAAATCATGCGCCTCAGTGGCGAGCGACCCGATCGCCTCGACCACGCTCTCGAACGTGTCGAGCGTGCCAAAGCTGTCCAGCACGAGGTCGCCGCTCTCGCCGCGCTCGGTCTGCAGGAACACCGGCGCCGGGAACTCGGCGGCAAGCGTGGTCTTGCCCATCTTTTCGGGCCCATAGATCAGCAGCCGGGGGGGCTGATCGGCGCGGACCTTGCGCAGTGAAGCCAAACTAATCGCCACAATCTTCTCCTTCAGGCGCGTCGATGAACCAGCCGCCGGTCGCGCCGTCCTTGTGCGGGTGGAAGTTCAGGGTGAGCGGTTCTGCCGGGCGCACCATGATGCGCGCGCGCGGTGTGCGGTGCGTGCCTTGCGGCATCCACGCCAGCACCAGGCCGGTCACGAAACGGTCGTCGTCGATAACCTTGCAGGACACGAGCAGGTCGATCGCCGCCTTGGCGGTGTTGTCCAGATCGGCACGCAGGCTTGCGCGCTCCACGCCCATGACAATGACCACCCTGCCCGGCACCCGGTCGCAGCCCTCACGGGTCATCTGCTCGCGCACCGTCCAGCCAGCCTCAGCCAGCCAGGCCTTGTACGCCGGCGTCTTGAAGCGACCGCGGACGCTGTTCGAGAACAGGTTGTTGACGCTGGGCGGCGCGGGGATGGTGAGCGTGGTGCAGGCGGAAGCGCCGGGGGATGACGCTCCCGCCTGCTGGCGCACCCCAGACACGGAAACCGCGCCGGGATTGTTGAGGGCCGCGTAGTCGGCGGCCTCTGCGATTGGGCAAATACGCGCGGCGGTCACAGCGACACCTGCTCGAGCACCGCAATGGTCTCGTCCGGCAGGTTGGCGATGGGTCCGATCTTGCGGCCCGTGGCACGAAATATGCGGAGGGCGAGCTTCTGGTTCGGGACGCGGCGACCGTTGGCAATGTCATAGGCATAGCCACCACGGGCGACGCCGCTGTCCTGCAACTGCTTGGCAAATGAGGTATCGACGTTGTCCATATTTGAAACATCGCAGAATGCGAGGTTAACGGCAAGCCTCAATCCTCGCAAAAACGACATGGACGATCGCAGCCTGCGATTTACCAGTCAGCGCATGGCCAGATCACCCGTAAAGCTCGCCGCAAACCACCTCCGGGCATGGAGGGAGTTCAGGCGCATGACCCAGGAACAGCTCGCCGATTCGATCGGCACCGCCGGCAATGTGATCGGCCTGCTAGAGAGTGGCGAGCGCGGACTGTCCCATAAATGGCTGCTGAAGCTGGCTCCAGCCCTCGGCACGACGCCCGGCTTCCTGCTGGATCACGACCCGTATGATATGGACACGTCATTTCTGGACGCTGTCATGTCGGTGCCGACGGAAGATCGGGCACAGGTGCTGGCGATCATCGAGACCTTTAAGAAACGCGCGTGAGTCACGGCCTGCGAGGACGGCTGAAATAATACCTCGCATTTTGCGCTAGACAGCATCCTCGCAATCTGCGAGCCTTCCCTCCTCAACACAGGAGGGCACAGCGTGTCGCACCCCAATCAACTGGCGCTTCCCGTCGCCGTATCTCGCTGGATCGACCAGTCATATTGGCTGTCGGACACGGTTGCCGTTGCGCGGCTCAGTGAAAAGCTCGAGTTCGTCACCGAGGCGATCGACGTGCTGGCATCCGACGCGGATGACGTGCCGTCGGAACTGGACGGCCTGTCCGTCATCGACCTGATGTCGGCGTCCGCGACCCTGGCTGTCGAGATCGGCACCCGCCGCCGTCATGCCGAAATCAGCGAGCGGATGCTGGAGCGTGCAGCATGAGCGCGGCAAAGGCATGGGCGTTCTACGACGCCGTTCAACCTCATCCGGGCGGCTGCCAGCGGTGCGGCGACGACGAAGAGTTCAGCCCAAACGCCGAGGCGTTTGAGGAGACCAACGAAATCATGTGCGGCGACTGCTGGGAGGCCGAGGCAACCGCCGCGTGGGAAGCCGAGCGCGTCAACGCCGAGCTTCGTGCGGCCGCAATCTGGAGCCTGTCATGACCGTCATTCGCACCGACTACGCCGCCTACAACAGCCGCGGCGTGCAGGTCCGCACCTTCAACGACCTGCCCCGCGCTCGTGCATGGGTTCGCGACAACGCCAGCCTTCATGCCGGCCTGCACCTGCAGGAAGTCAGCCTGGTCGCCCGCAAGATTTACACGCCGCGCTCGCGGCCGGCGGCTGACTGCGGCCGTGCGGTGTTCGCATGATCGCCGCCTTGGCCGAGGTGTTCCGCCCTCGCAGCCTCATCCTGCTGGCCGTGGTGGCTGGTGTTCTCTCGCTCTTTTGGATTGCTTGATATGACGGCGCTGGACTTCACCGACAGCTCGTTTGATGCCGCGCACAAAGGCGAATACGCCGAGCAAGTCCACGGTCACACATGGTTCGTCCGTGTGTTCTGGCCCGCGTCGCCGCCGAAGGATGCGCGGTTCATGAACGCCCGGCTGCGTCAGTATCTGGAAGCCGCGTTCGATCATCGGCTGCTGGATGACGTGTGCGAGCCGACGAACTACGGCGTCGCAAAGGCCATCGCTCAACTGATGGGCGACGACATCAAGCGCATCGACGTTTGGCGGAAAGGGGCGGTCCCATGCGGAACCACCATCACTCTGTGACCATCTGTTACCACGGCACCCCAATTACGCCGAACGCGACCCTGCTGACCTTGGCGGGCAAGCACTTCTGCGTGTCGCACATGAGGCCGGATCAGGTCGCCGTGTGTCACCAGATCGGTCAGTCCGTGATGCTGGACAACGGGGCGTTCTCCAAATGGAAGTCCGGCAAAGCCGTCAACTGGCCCGCCTATTACGAATGGTGCGACAAGTGGCTCGATTACCCGACGACCTGGGCCGTCATCCCAGACGAGATTGAGGCTGGCTCTCAGGAGCAAGACGCCCTGATCCGCGAGTGGCCGCACGGCAACCGTGGAGCGCCAGTCTGGCACATGGACGAACCGATTGACCGGGCGTTGCGCCTTGCCGACGAGTGGCCGCGCATCTGCTTTGGGGCGAACGGCGAGTATTCCGCCATCCCGTCGCCTGCCTTTACCGCTCGAATGGATGCGGTCTGGAACGAGCTGGCAAAGCGTCATCGCCGGACCCCGAACGTCCATATGCTTCGGGGGATGCAATTGACCAAGTTTCCGTGGCCCTTCGCTTCGGTGGATTCGACCGACGTAGCCCAGAACCACCACCTTCCGCACCGAACGGCTCGCGCAATGGCCGACCGTTGGGACTCCGCTCAATGCCCGCCGACATGGTGCGGGCGTGAGGCTCACCCTGATCTTTTTGAGGCAGCAGCATGACCCCCGACGATATGGAGGCGGTTGTGGCGCGGCTTGAGGGCGACGCGCACGACACCCTGACGCTTGACGGAGGGTCTGATCGCTCAATCGTTTACTCGACCGACCTCCGCGCCCTCCTGCTCGACTACCAGGAGCGGGGACGGGCGTTGGAGGAGGCCAACGCGCGGATTGGCGTGATGACCGGGCGAGGCGAACGCTGCCCGCAATGCGCCGACACGAAACGCGACTGCGCCAACGCCATCGCGGCTATGGCCGTGGACTTTAACCGCGCCCGCGCCACCCTGAAAGGAAAGAGCCATGACTGACATAGCCGGTCTGTGCGAGAGGCTTTGGAGCGGGTGCATCTATATGCGCGACAGCAACACCAACTGCGTCGTGAACCGTGAAGAAACTGATGCACTGCTCGCCGAAACAGCCGACACCCTTGAACGCCAAGCCGCTGAGATTGAGCGGCTGCGGGGGGCGTTGGAGGAGGCAAGGATCATCGTGTTCGACGCCACAATGGAGGACCGATACCCGTCCCTTGCGGTCGAAATCTTCGCCCAGATCGACGCCATCCTTACAGGAGAAGACGCAGGAGGGGCGGGATGAGCCTCCCGCCTCGCCTTCACCTGCCCCAGGTGCTCGCCCTCGCCGGCTACAGCCGGTCCACACTCCGCTCGCGCCAACGCGCGGGCGTCATGCCCATGCCGATCGACCGCGGCGGCCGGGGCGGGATCTATGACCGAGACGCGGTTCTCAAAGCTCTAGGGATGGCGCAGGATGAAACCCCCGACCCCGCCGATGCATGGACATTCAAGCCTGATGCCTACCGTGACGCTCTCGCTGGGCAGATACGTCGTCCTGAAGAAGCGCGCCGACGGCACGAGCCGGGCGTACTTTCAGGTGCCGGCACGCCTGCGCCCCTCCGGCTGGTCTCCGGCCATACCGCTGCCTCGCACGGCTGAACGGCGCGGCACGCTGGACGCGGCTGAGGTCGCTGCCATCAAGAAGGACGCTGAGGCCCTGTACGGCGCCCTCATGCAGGCGAAGACGGGCGACACCGTCCGACCACCTGAGCGCAGCCTGTCGACGCTCGTGGACGCCCTGCAGCGGTCTCCTGAGTGGGCGGCGCTGTCGGAGAAGACGCGCGTCGGATACGAGACCGGGTTCAAGAAGATCCTGGCATGGTCGAAATCGTGCGGCCACCCAGACCCGAGCGCCCTGCCCCGCTCCGCCATCCTGCAGTTCCTGTCCAGTTTTGACGCGGGCACAGAACCGGACGGCACGGCGCGGGTCGCACGGCATACGGCCAAGAAGCACACCGCTGCGGTCCTGCGCCTCGTGCTCGAGCAGGCGATCAACAAGGGCTGGCGTACGGATAACCCGGCGCGAGGCATCCGCATCAAGGTGCCGAAGACCAAGGCGACGATCTGGGAACAGAAGGACGTCGACTGCTATGTGAAGGCCGCGCGCGATACGGGCGTGCCCTCGATCGCCCTGATCATCCTGCTGGAATGGGAGATCGGGCAGCGCCTGACCGACGTGCGCGCGTTCCGTCCGGGCGCCGAGTACGATGCCGAGCGCGGCGTCTTCTCGTTCCGGCAGTCCAAGACCGACGAGCCGGTGTCGATCGAGGTCTCGATGGGCCTGCGGGCGATGCTGGCTGAGGCTGGCGACGGCCACCTATTCCTGTTCCGCAACGACCGCACCGGCAAGGCATACACCGAGAACCGCCTGTCCAAGACCTTCGCCTGGGTGCGCGTCGCCGCGGTCAAGGCTGGCGGCCGGCCGCTGATCCTCAAGCAACTGCGGCATTCCTGCATCGTGCAGTTGGCGCGGGCCGGCTGCACCGTGCCTGAAATCGCGGCCATCACGGGCCATGCGCTGACGAGCGTGAACTCGATCCTGAGCGTGTATCTGCCCCGCGATACGGCGGTGGCGAGGGCGGCTCAGGTGAAGCGGGGAATCGTCTCGGCGTGAACCTTCCGTAAACAAAAGTTGGACGTCCAGCCCTTTCAGAGTTGGACGCCTCGCCCCGCGCTCCCCGTAACCCCTTGAAAATATGGTCGGAGTGAGAGGATTCGAACCTCCGACCCTCTGGTCCCAAACCAGACGAACCCCGTTGAAATCGTTGGGGTCCGTCCAACAGTTAGCGGTTTGTTCGCGGTCGATAAATCAAAGACTTACCGACCCAGTTGGACGGATTAGCGGCGGATCACGAACGC